CCAAGGTACTGTCCCGTTGCAACTGGACCCTGAAAGGTCGTCTCTTTCTGGCCGACACCCGGGTAGCCGTCGCTCTGGCCCAAGCGAGTGACGACAATCTCGCCAACACCCTGAAGCGCCGCGATGCTGCCCGAGGCCGCGAGGACCGACATTCTGACCGGGAGGGCAGAGCCGGAGTTGATGACGCGCGCGCTCACGAGGCGGACAGCCGTCGTCAGGGCGACTGAGTAGACCCCAGCCGCCGAGACAGAGACGCTGCCAAGGTTGTCGCCGTCGCCGTTGATGGCAAAGCGCACCGTCGCCTCGCCAGCCGGGGCCGTGCGGCAATAGAAGTTGATCTCGTTCAGGTAACCGCCATACGGGATCACCCCAATGACCTGACCGGAAACAGGGGACGAGGCCGCCGTGGCCTGCTGCGCGGTCCTGAGCGTGCCAACCGACAGGCGGGCCGGGATGCCTACATCTTGAGCGCCAGAGCGAACGGGACCCTGAAAGGTCGTGTCGTTGCCCTTGTGCGCCGCAACAAGATCAGGGCGGTCATCAAGCGTGATGCGGGTGTAGACAACCTCGACGTAAACCGCCGAGGAGAGGGCCGTGGCCGTGCCGGAGATCGCGCCCGTTGAGAGGTAGACTGGAGTCCCGGCAGCCGAGACGCCCGCGTGGTTGAAGGGAAGGGTCGTCTGCGCCGTCGCGGTATTCACACGATACATCGAGTTGCCAGAGACGGACACGCTACCGAGGTTGTCAGATCCGCCAGAAACAGTGCCAAAACGGATGTTTGCCTCGCCCGTGAAGGAGCCGACTTTCCAGACAATGATCTCGCGCAGGACGGAATCAAACGGCAGGACCGCCACCGGCACCGATGTCACGGGGACGGTGGTAAGTGGCGTCCACACCATAAAGCGCCCATACGACTTGGTGTTGAGCGCGGTAGCGCCATAGTCCACGCCGGATGCGACGGGGCCGAGGAACTGGGTCTTGCCTGTCATGGGGAGATCCTTTGTTGATCTTCAGGCACTCTACCGTCCGTGGATTCCTCCACAAGTACCCCATGAGAAAGGGGGGCCGAAGCCCCCCTGTCCCAGCCGGATTGTCTCCGGTCTTACGCGCCAGCCGAAGCGTAGGCGTAGCGCCAGTCGGTGGCACCCACCGAGAAGCGCGCCGTCGTCTTCGTCTTGAGGATCTCCGTGTCAAACTCGTTGTCACGGGTGATCTCGGCGTTGCGACGACGGTAGAACGTCGCGCCCGCCTTGGCGTTCGTGATGATGAACCACGCATCCGGGTCCGTGAGGAACGGGTTCACGATCAGGTCAAGCTGGCCCGCCATCGGATTGATGTCGTTGTCAGCCGAACCCACCGCGAACTTCGTCCCGAGGATCTTCTCAGCCACGAAGCGGTTGGTGGGGGCCACCAGCAGCTTCTCCGGCATGAGGTTGATCTTCAGGTCCGAATCGTCACGCCAGTCGTGGATGTCGATGTACGCCTGTTCCAGCGACGCCTGCGTGAGGTCCGAGGCGACAGCGGGGGTGTTGCGCTGCGTACCACCACGGACGTTCGGATGCGCCGAGTTGAAGAACGAGACGCCATCGGCACCAAGCATCGTGCTGAAGCCGAGGTTGAAGACCGACGCGGCGACCGTCTCTTCGGTCTGTCGCATCGACTCAGCCAGCATCTTCGGCACGTTGTTGATGACGTTGTACTGCTCGTCCTCCATCAGTTCGCGGGTGATCGTCGTACCCAGCCCGTAGGTCAGGTTGACGTACTCGCGCTGATAGCCCTGAAGCATGTCAACGTAGGGGACGGAATCCCCATCGTCCTTCTGCCCGACAAGGCCGAAGCCCGTCACACCCTGCTCCTTCTCGAACGCCTTGTTCGAGCGACGCAGGATCATGAAGCGGTTCCAGAGCGGCGGATAGCGCCGGTAGGTGTCGGCCCAGATCGTCGAGATGCCGGGCCACAGGAGTTCGGGAAGATTACCAGTTCCGGTCGTCATGTTCGCTCCTCCCTATCAGGAAGTGTACGAGTGGAGGGCGATGCGGACCTCAAGGTCAATGTAAGCATTGCCCCAAGCCGCATTGTTCGCCACCGTGCCAAGGCCACGGGCCTCAGTCGGCGCAAGACCAAGGACCTGAAAGGTCTTGATCGAGGTGTCGCCGGAAGCCGCACGGATCTGCATCACCGAGGTGCCCGCAGCCGTGTTGCCGTTCGTCGCAGCCGTCAGCGAGACGTACTGGCCGACGAGCGTCTCGGCAGCCGAGGCGTCCGCCTGACACATGAACGTGACCTGCTGGCTGTCGTAGACTGCCGCCCAGCCCGCCGTCGAAGCGGGGAGGAAGGGGCCACGACCCGGCTGGCTGAACGTCAGCGGACGGCCGTTCTCGTCGAACAGTTCCGAGACCACGCCAAGGCAGCGGGTGTTCGCCGCAGCATTGGACGAGAGGCGGATGACGCCGAGACCCGCCGAATTGAACCGGACGGGATCGTTGATGAAGATGCCCTGAGTGTTACCCGACGCCGTCACTCGGTAGAGCTTCGTGCGGAGGGTATTCCCAGCGGCCTTGTTCCGAATGGCCTGAAGGCCATAGGGAGCGTCGGTCATTGGTTATCTCCTTGTGGAGGGGTTAATCGATGGTGATGTCGCCTTCGACGGTCACACCCGTCTTGGCGCGAATATCCCTTTTGGCCCGAGTCTTGAGGCCCGAAACCTGCTCCTGAGATGCGTTGCGGTAGTACGCCTCGCGCTCACGAGCCATCTCTTCGGGCATCTTCATCAGGACCATGTCCCGATACTCCAGCACACCGGCTGGCGTCCCGCTGCCAGACTCGACGCCATTGGGTCGGTCGTGGACAGCATCCCCAACATTCGCCTGCTCCCAGCCTTCCGCACGCTTCTTCAGCATGTTGGCCGGTTCGGCGTGGACCCAGCGAAGCCTGTTGGACGGGTCCTTGGCCTTGATGCCGAGTGGCGCGGCGGGAGCCCAGCTACGGTTTCCCTTTTTCGCGACCTTCTTTCGGCCCCTCACCGATTCCGCAAGCGCACCGACTCCGGTCTCGATTTCAGTATTGTCTGCCATGATTAGTCCTCCACCGCAACTGCCCTACCGGTCAGTCGCTTCTGCTTGAGATAAAGCTCGTGCGCTTCCTTCGCCGTCTTGGCGAGGGAGCCGCGCCCGCCCATGAACATCGCCTCCGCAATGACGCGCTCCTGATTGCTCAGGTTCGTCTGCTGGCGCTCGGCCGGTGCCGGTCGCCCGCGAGGAGACGCAAAGGCACGGCGCACCGGGTTCGGCGCGCTGTCCTCGTCGTCGTCATCGTCCATCAGGCGAGCCATGCGCTTGTCCACCTCCTTGAGCAGTTCGCGGATCGACGCATTGCCCATGCCCGGCTCGTTCGCGACCTTCTGGATCATCTCCTGCGTCGCGGCAAACTCGGGATGGTTCGGCATGGCCCAAGGACGAAGCGGTTCACCGTCCTCGCCCTTTGCGGTTTGCCAGCCCTGAAGGACTTGCATCTCGGTCTGGGTGATTTGCGGAGCGGCTTCCGCAGCAGGAGCAGGAGGCTTCTTGTTCTCCTGCTTGATCTCCAGCAGGCGCTCGTTGACCTCCATGAAGGCTTCCGTGTCGCCCGTGGCTAGGGCTTCCTTCGCGCTCTTCTTGAGGTCGGCAAGCTCTGCCTGCGTCTCCTTGTCCTTCAACCCGCCAGCAATGCTTTCGAGGGCCTTCTGAAGCTTGCCGTTCTGCTCGGCAAGCAGGGCGATCTGGCGCTCGGTCTTCTCCGCGCGCTCGTTCGCCTCCTTCGTGTGACGGTAGAGACGGTTGAAGCGGGCCTTCAGCTTTGGGTCTTCGATCTCGACCCAGTCCGTGCCTTTCTCTTCACCCTCCTCCGCTTTCGCTTTGGCTTGGGGAGCGGGGGCGGCTCGGGGTTCAGGAGAAGGTGCTTGAGTCGCAACAGGCTTCTGAGGAGCGACGACTTCGTCATCCGACACCTCGACCCTGCTGCCGATGCGCTCGGTGGTCATGCGGCCACCGCCTTCCCGTCATCCTCGATGATTCCGATGATGTCCTCTTCCTGCATGACGTAGAGGCCCGGCTCAAAGGCGATGGGCTTGGCCGCCCACTTGCCGAACAGGACCCTGTCACCGGGCTTCATCACCTCGCAGGCTTCACCCACGGAAATGACGATGCCCTCGTCGGGGATCATCTTCTCTTCAACGGTCTTGGGAATCTCGAAGCCCATCTTGGACAGGCCGGAGAACTTGGTTGCGATGGACGCCTGTAGCGTCTCAGCGCGGACGACGACCCTTGCGAACAAGGGTTTCAGTTTCTTGCTCATGCTTTCCTCTTGGGCTGGATGCCCGTCGCAAACCTAGCGACTTGAGGAAAGTGCGGAAGGGGGGGTCTGACAGGAGGGGGAAACAGACCCCACCCTTCCTAGGGCGTTCGAGACTGGCAGGCTGATCAGCAGCCCCGTCCGCCCTTTTTCATCGGCTTCTTCTTCACGGCAAGCTCCTCACAGGAGTTCCCGGATGGACTCATAGGCCGCCGCCGCATCCGAGGGGTTGGTCATAGGGCGGCCCAAGACCATGGAAGCATACTGCTGCTCGATGGGCAGGACATAGGGATTCTGAACGGGAGTGCCCCTGTCAGAGATCAGGCCACGAGAAAGAAGGTTGGCATAGTACCGGCGCACCGGGTCCGTGCGGAAGGCGCTGTTCACGCCCTGAGTACCGTAGGTGGAGATGAGCGCCCGCTGCTGGAGATCGGTCATGCCGGGGCCGATGAAAGACGAGATTTCCTGCGGGGCAGCCATCTCTCCGCCGCGAAGGTAGCGGGGCGTTGGCGCGGAGACAGGAATGGCACCAAGGGCCATAGCGAGGCTGTCGCCACCTCCAGCACGGTTGCCGGGGAAATCTGGGCCACCCATAAACGCTTCCCGCTGGCGACCTCCCTCAAAGGTTGGATCAGCAACAAAGTCAGGGCCGTAAGCAGATCTGGCCTGCCTTCCAAGTTCGGCCATCCCAGCCCCGACAAGGGAGAACAATCCAGCCCCCGGAGCGAAATCACCACTATCAAGTGCGCGCCCCATGCCGCGTCCCACAGCACCAAGACCAGATAGGGCAACCTCATTCTGCCCCGCAATCAAGCCGCCGCGCCCGATTGCCTCCTGATCCTGCTGGGAAAGGTCAGCAATCTGGCCCCCTCCCTGACCACTTTCATTTCCGAATGAGGGACCAGTCCCAAGCCCAAGGTCGCCCTGAGCGGCCGGAGATTGGTCTCCACCGCCCACATCAACTCCGGCCTCGTAATACTCCCGCAGTCCCGTGCGAGGATTCCGGCTGCCAGCACCGCCCATGGCCTTGAGGATGGCCTTCTCGCGCGGGTTCACATGTGCCAGTTCCGTGTCGCCGTAACGGCCCTTGCTGCGAAGGATATCCATCGCGGCGTCGATCTGGCTGGTCTTCATGCGGTTCTGGCGTCGGATCATGTCGGCCTCCGGGTTACGGTCAGCCTATCGGATCTGGCGAGTTCAGCAACCTACCCATCAAGGCAAGAGCCTCGTCAAAGCCCTGCGCCCGGCCAAGCGTGAGAAGATCGCTGGCAACCCGATAGCGGTGGTTCACGTTCTGCTTTCGGATCTCCTGAAGCAGGAACTGTGTGACGGGGTGCCGCCGCCAGTTCTCGATCTCGTCAGGGTCGATGTTGTGGATCACTTGCGACGAGCCGCGCGCATGTTGTCTACAAGGTTCGGGTAGGGCCGACCCGCCTTCGCAGCCGCCGCCTTGGCAGATGACTTCTGCGCGGGGGACAGCTTCTTGGGCTTGCCGAGGGATGCGGGACGCTTGCGGTCCCAGATGGGCTTCTTCATGTCAGCACTTCCATGCACGGAGGGACTTGTTGATGCGGGAGTTGGGGTCGTTGGCGGTCTTGGCCGAGGTCAGCTTCTTCTTCATGCCGCTCATCCTGGCACAGAATGACCGCTTCCTCGCTCCGCCCTCAGGCTGCGGTGGCTTGAGGGTGCCGCCGGTCGCGGCCTTGTAACTGGCCCGGCCCTTGGCGTTCAGCCCGCCCTTCGGGTTCTGGCCTTCCTTGCGTTGCCACGCTGGTGTCTTGGGCATCTGCCCCTCCTTACAGGTTGAGGAGGATGAACTCGACATCCTCTTCGTCTGCCGCCTCCCACTCCAGCTTGGCGCGGATCTTCGCTTCCATCTGCTGGAGGGCGGAATTGGACTGTCGCAGAAGACGCTCCTGCTCCGCAAGGCGGGTCTCGGTATCCCGGATGCGGCGCAGTTCCCGGCGGATCTTCCTTGTGACGCGATCCCCGAGGATCTCCTTGGCAAGGTGGTTTCCCTTGGCGGACAGGATCTCCGCAGACCCGACCTCTTGCTGGCCCACAATGACGTTGGGTAGCAGTTCCTCCGACCCGGCGCGCAGGTAGATGCCGGGGGCGATCTGGCGGATGAATGCGCTACCGTCCTGCCTGTAGGAAGCGTATCGAGCAAGCCTTGTCGGGGCCGATGGCTTTATGACTACAGGAGGAGGGACAACTCCACCAACAAGCGCGCTGATCGGCGCTTCGCTTATGGAATGGAAGCCGAGCATTACTCGCTAGTTGGTTCTTCTGCGGGCGGAGGCACGGGCACCTCGACCCACACCTGCCGCCACACGCCCTGTTCATCGCGCTGCGGCTCGCGCTCCTCAAGCGTCATGCCGTCAGCGGGACGCCAGCGAGGCGTTGGAAGGACAAGCGGAACACCGGCTTCCAGAAGCGCGGCGATGTTCGCGCCCGCAGGAATGCTGCCGTCTGGATTGAGCAGAAACTGCTTCACCGCCATGACGTGATCCTCGCCCAGCCATTGCCGCCGTCTCCTCCAGCGCCGCTTGCAAAACCGTTGTCGCTGGCCGCGCCTCCGCCTCCGCCAGCACCTATGCCACCCTTCCCTCCAGATCCGGTAGCGACGCCAGTTGCATACGATCCGCCACCGCCGCCGCGCCCAATTGGGCGTCCACCTATATACAGCACAACTCCATCAGACCCGGACCCACCTCCAATTCCGTTGTTTGATGCTGTACTGCCAGTATGAATAGCTCCGCTGTCTAACGAACCGCCTGATCCGCCGTTGGAAGTGACTGTTGAAGTACTGCTTGCCCCGCCTCCACCGCCACCTCCGGTGTTTGAGTTCGTGGCATTTGCTGTTCCAGACGTTCCCGAAGTTCCAGAACCTGCAACACCAGACCCACCCGCCGCAGAAACTGACTGATAAGGGCTTCCGCTTATGCTAAGGGCCGTTGCACCTCCTCCGCCGGTTGTCGTTCCGCCAGCTCCACCGTTCATTGCACGCGCCCTGAACAACGATCCAAAAGTCGAGTCCTGACCATTTCCTCCGGTTGCGCCATTGGTTGAATCAGTCGTTCGACTTCCTCCGCCAGCCCCGCCAGCGCCGACAACAACGGTTGCCGTGTCTGGGACTTCTGACGCCATGACCGTGATGACCGTGTAAGCAGCGCCTGCGCCAGCGCCACCGCCAAAGCGAGCCGTCGTCGTAGCTTGACGCGCTCCGCTGCCGCCGCCGCCGCCGCCGCCTATAAGCTCGACGCGCACCCATCTAGCCCACGGCGGCTTCGTCCATGTACTGCTTCCCGGCGTCGTGAACTCCTGCACATCTATGTCCTGAGAGAACGCAGCCATCGTGAGGAACACATCCTTCGTTCCCGCACCGAAGTTGACCGCAGCACCGGCATTGCTCGACGCATAGACCGTCGTGCGCTCAAGCGTGTTGCCGGTCTTCCAAGTGCCGAGGCCGACCTCCCACTCCGGGCCGCTCTGCTCGACGATGGCGTACTGAACGGTGTCGTTGTTTGAGCAGACGGACGAGAACGCGACGAAGCCGGTCGCGGCACCGTCAAGCGCAATGCTTCCGGTGCCTGCTGTGGTCGTCGTCTCCTTGACCCTATCCTTGACGATGTGGGCCATTACTGCGCCCCACCCATCTCCACGCCCATGGCCCGGCCATCAGGCCCGCGAACAATTCGACGAGGAGAGGTCATGGACTGCATCATCGCCTGAATCATGCTCATCATCCGTTGGTCGCGAGCAGCGTTCTGCTGGTCCATGCGTTCAAGCATGGAGCGCAGGTCTTCACCCATCTGCTGAGCAAATGGCTTCACCGCATCTATCTCTGGGACATCTGCACCGGCAGCACCAATGCGCGCCACCATGACCTTGGTGTCAGCCTCGATCTTGGCCTTCTGAGCTTCCATCTGCTGCTTGGCCGCAAGTTCCTGCTGCATCCGCAGGTTCTCGAACTCCTGCTTCATGCGGGCGATCTCCGCCTCGTTCTGGATGCGGAGTTCCTGCATGGCGCGCTCGTTGTCGATCCGCATCTGTTGAAGCTGCTGGTCGCCCATCATGGACGCCTGCTTCATCTGCTGGTCTGCCTGCATCTTCTGCACCTCAAGCTGAACCTCCTGCTGCGCCCTCTGCGCGTCTAGCTGGAGCTTCTGCTGTTCGACTTCGACCTTAGCCTGCTCCGCCATGACCTTCGGATCTGGCGCAGGTTGCGGAAGTTCGTCCACAGATTTCGGAAGAATGTTGTCAATTCCATCGATTTCCATCTCCTCAAGCAGCCTCCTCGACACCGCAAGGAGGACCTCAGGGTTGTTGCCCACGAGCGGATTCTTCTGGGCAAACTCAAACAGGAACTGGGCCTTCTGGAGGCGGCTCTGCTGGCTCATCATGCGGGGGTCTGCGATTGGCATGATGAGCATGTCGTCGGCAAAGTCCTGCTCCGTCACAACCATCTCCTGAGGACCTTCCGGGCTGATCGAGATGAAGCCCTCGATGCCACGGAAGTAGATCCCATGCAGGCGATAGATCTTGTTCAGTTCCTTGCTCCACGAGTGCAGCAGGAACTCCTGAACGCTCGTGAACATCACCAGCGACTGCTCGACCATGGTCTGGATGGTCGTGGGCTGGAAGACCTTGTTCACGTCACCGGCTGCGGCATCCGTCGTGGCTCCGATGCGCTGGGCGCGGGTCTCCAACTGCGCGATGGCCTGCATCAGCGTCGGAGGCGGGGCGGGGAAGGAGAGCGTCTTGATGCCCTTCTGGATGTCGTCGGTACTTGCGGAGACGGTCTTCAGGCTGCCGAGTTCGATCTTCACCGGCCCCTTGCTGATGTTCAGGGCCTCCGAGATGAACCCGCTCATGTTGCCGTGGATCGACAGGGTCGTGGCGTCGATGAACTGGCGCAGGAGCTTGTTGATGGCGATGTTCGTCTTGCCCAGCAGGAAACCCAGACCGTAACCGTAGAAGCCATCCGGGTTCGCGAGGAAGCGGTAGTGGGTGTACTCCTCGATGGGCATCCGGCCATTCAGCGGGCGGCCATACTCGTCCACCTCATAGCGGACCTCGATGCGGAGCAGCTTCTCCGAGGTCACGTCAACCCAGACCTTGTAGGGCTCGGCAATGCCGTCACCGTCTAGGTCGAGGTCCCGGTGCTGCTCGATGATCTGGGCCATGTCCTCGCTATGTGTCGAGGACGGATGGATGCCGCCGTCGCGGTCGTTCTGCTGTTGGATCGGGGACTCGATCTGCCCAATCATCATGGGCTCGGGCGGGAACAGGAAGTAGCCCTCGGACGCCCGGATGCGGCCCTCGTTCAACTGGATGTGGATGAGTTCCGTCTTGCGGTGAACGTCTTCGATGTTGATGGGACCGATGTGGTAGGGGACGTACAGGTCCTCTGCACGCACGGGGCGGGTGACAATCCGGTTCATCACCGGGTCAAAGTACGTCTTCGAGAAGTCGCTGCCGTGGACTGCCACGCGCAGCAGCATCGCCGCCTTGTCCTCCTTGTAGGTCTGGTCCTTGAAGAACAGGGACCATTGGAGGAACTGGCTGACCCGCTTGGCGCGCTCGGACGACCCGGGCATGGACGGGTTTGTGGAGACGGCAGCCACGGGCATGCGAGACGAGAAGAACGCCTTGTAGGCGCGAGCCTGAAACGAGTTGCATGCTTCCGTCAGCAGGCCAAGCGACTCATCCGACGAGCCCGGCCACGGGCGGTTGTAGGGGGCATCCTGCTGGTTGTAGACCGCCACCCAATCGGCATGCATCGCATCCCACTCGGTGCGGCTGTCGCGGTCCGCGCGGAAGTCCTCCATGCAGACCTGTGCAATGGACTCCCGCTCCTTCTCCTCAAGGCTCTCCGCAATGTTGACGAGCAGGGCGTTCAGGGCCTGTCGCTTGGTGCGCTTGACCTTCTCGTTGTCCCCTCGCCACTTGCGGTCGTCGTTCATGTGTAGGTCTCCTCAAGGGTTGGCATGATGCCACGAGTGTTCTGCCACAACCACGCAACCATGCCGGGACCGTGGGCGTCCCATTGGATCCACGGGCTCTCCTGAAGGAACCGGGTGAAGTCCTGCGCCTGACAGAGGATGTCCCTGTCGGTCCAGAACTGCCGGTTCCTACCCCCGACGGCCACGTCCATGAGGACGTACTTGGGGGTGCCATCCTGATGTCGAGCGGACTTGTCTAGCTTGCTCTCGTCCAGATGACAGGAGTCAAAGCCGTATAGACCAATCGACTGGAAGCCTAGGAACTGCCACGCGAGTATCATAGCGCGTCCAGCAGAAGAAGATCCTCCCCCCATCAGGAACTTCTGGTGTTCAGGAGGAAGGACTTCTTTCTCGTCAGCCCCAACGGCTGCATGCCAGCCGTAAACCTTGCCTCCGGTATCCAGCAGGCGCTTCACGACGCCGGGATCGACCATCGAGGCGCAGAAGTACCGGACGCCCGGATAGGCCGCCGGAAGGAGATCGGCACGAGCCTTGCCATGGGTACTGATGCCCTCATGAGGACGGGGATCAAGCAGGACGCAACCCCACGGGACCAGACCGGCGTCGATCAGCTTCTGGTGGCTGTGCTTGACGCAGAACAGCACCGCGCCCGCGTCTACCTCCTTGCGGATGGCCTCCAAGGTCTCCGGCATGTCCAGCGAAGGACCGGCAGAGACGATGATGGCCCGCTGCATGTGGTGCCGGGTGTACCTGACCCAGTTCTGGATCTGGCCGAGATTGGCCTTGATGTTGGACTGAATGGTCTCGTGCGGGACGCAGTTCTGCGTCTGGACAACCATGTTCGTCTGGTAGGAGTTGTTCGTGATCGCCTTGATCTCCTCCTTCTTCACGGCAGACATCTGGCGCTGATGGAAGACGGGGAGATCGTCCGGGATCACCGGAAAGTCCTTGGTCACGGCAACATGGATGAACCCAAGGCCGTCCTTGGCCCGCTCCACGGACTCAAAGGCAATCGTGTCGGTCCTCACCGCATTGATGCCAAATCGGCTTGTGTCGATGTGCTTCCCGTTCTCGTCCGAGGAGTAAAAGCCAATGAAAATCAATGGCTTGTCCTCAAGTGCCAGCATGGCGCGGCGGATGTCCTCGACCGGCACCATGTCGCAATCAACTACCGGGACCGCATTTTCCGGCACGCTGCCGTCGAAGTCCCTTGGGTTGATGTACACGGGCTCGACCCCGACCAGCAGACGCTGGACGATCTCCGCGTTGGTCATACCGGCCTTGCGGTTGCCCTTCTTGTGGACGAACACGCCGTCCAGCGGGCTGGCCTCGAAGGCGTCCAGACCATACGGGCCACCGCCAACCGGGCAAAGGTCGTGCCACTCGCTCTTGTCGCTCTCCATGTGGGCGATGACGCAGACCATGAAGACGTAGCTGTCGTGCAGTTCCGCCAGCTTCAGTACGTCGTCCTTGACGTACATGCCGATGAACTTGCGGAGGAAGTCAGCGCCCTTGCGACGGAGGTTGAACGCCATGAACCCGCACTCTGGATGCGGAGCCGTGCGCGCACGAGAAAGAAGCACCCCGTCCTTGTCCTCGGGAAGGATGTGCTTGAGGAAGTCCATCGTGAGCGGGGCGCGGGTCTCGACATCGCCGTCAAGCCAGACCAGCCAGTCGTGGCCCTCCTCGGTCGCATCCTCCAGCGCAACCTTGAGCGCAAAGACCTTGTGGGCAAAGCGCAGGAGATCCTGACGGTAGTCGTATCCCGGCTGCTTGGGGTCCAGCTTGCGAACCGCATGACGCACCATGAACTCGCGGAACCCCGAGTCCATGTCCAACTGCTTGTCATTGACGGCATTGATGTCGATGCTCGGGTCCCAATGCTCGCCAGCCGTCTCAAGCCAGCGACGCCCGTAGAGTTCAAATCCCGCCTCCGACCACGACGAGCAGATCATCACTTTCATGTCACTTTCCTCCGAATATATCTTCTTGGACCGGCCTCACTACCCATCGCCCGGGAGACTGCAATGAATCCCACCTTGATGCCATGGATGACGGGCATGTTCCGAGATGATGGTTTCTTGCAATGTCAGTCGAATCAACAGAAGCAAATGGATAGATTGAATCCGCTACGTTCATTCCCCTAAGCATGTGAAGCCATACTGGCGATGGACCGTTTCCGCACAATGCGTTCATGGCCTCAATCATCTTCATGTGCCAACGAGGAGTTCCAACGGATTTATAATCCCCAGAACTCCCAATGCACACGCGATCCCATTTGCTTGATAGCGCCAAAAGCCTGCCTATGCTTTCGTGAAGGTGCCACACAGGAGCCCCCCGGTTCCCATGGGGCCAATCCCTTATCAAGGCGTCGTTTGCATCTTCGTCGCCGTCAATCGCGTCAGGAATGACGCACCACGTTGTCCTGTGGTCAAGCCACTTCTCTGCCCAAGAGTAATATTTTCTCCAATCAGGAGACGCGCCGCTGGACCATGCCGTGAATGCACCATTGTCAAGCATCACACTCTGTCCAATTTTGTGGACATGGGCTACCTGCTGCGGGTTGGCAAACGACACGCAGAAATTTCGACCAGAAAGCTTGTATAAGGCGTCTGTTGGCGTGATTGGAGTGCCGTGATAATGGATAGTCACCGAAGCCTCCTAATCGCAAACGCGACAACAACGGCTCCAGACATCTTTGCGGCCAGCATTATCAAGAAAGTAACCGGGTTCACGCTTGCCAAGCCAAACGCCATCCCAGAGAAAATCACGCTATCAACAGGAACACTTGCCGCGCTAGACAGCACAATTCTCTGATGCAACGGTCGCTTCGACAGCTTGTAAACTGCGTAATCAACAAGCTCAGAAACAAGAAACGCTATTGCGCTGGCAAATGCGATGCGAGGAGATGAGGTCGCGAAAGAAATAGCAACGCCAGCAAATACAGGGGCAAAGATCCACCTGTCGCCAAGCTCCCTATGGGCAAAATCCCTCAAGACAAGCCAAAACCCAACAAGAAATGCCAAAGGATGGAACACATAGTCCGTAAATGGGACCCTCAAGACACCAATGTATGCAAACATCCAATTTGTGAATGGTATTGCACACAGGTACAAAACTGAAAACTTGTATGCATGAAACACCCGCATGTCACTTCTCCACGAAGACGCTGTCCTTGCCGACGACATCGGCAAGCCTGTACCCGAGAAGGATCAGCACCCTGACGGCCTCCTCGCTCGGTCGCTCGACGATCAGCACGGGCTTATAGATCTTGAGGGTCTCAAGGGCACCGACAATCACGCGATGCTCGAAGCCCTCCGTGTCGATCTTCACAAGCCCAAGGTTCTCGTACTTGAACTCGTCGATGGCATACATCGGGACGCTGCCAATGGCCGACGACTCGAACCCGCGAGCGCCTGTGTTCGAGATGGCATCCACGCGCACGCTGCCCATGCCACGCTGCGCTCCAGCCGCCCCATACGTCGCCTTGAGCGTCCAAGACGTGACGTTGCGAACGAGGCATGCGTAGTTGTGGGAGTCGGGCTCGAACGCATGCACAAGCGAGAAGTCGTCCGTCATGCGGCGAGAGAAGATGCCGACATGCGCGCCGACATCAATCGCCATTCCCAGCTTGCTGACATGCTGCATCGCGAGATCGTAGGACGCCTTCTGGTATCCCGTGATGTCGCCAACGAAATGCTGGTCTGCGCTCGGCAGCCACCAGTCTCCGATCTTCTTCACTCGTACTTCCCCTGCTGCTTGAGCATCAAGTAGTACTCGGTCGTCCACCAGCCCGCGAACGGCGTGTCCTTCATGTGCTGGAACCACGGGCCACCATCCGTGAAGTGCATCAGGCGAGGCTTCACGTTGTGCTTGGTGTGACCAACGAGGAAGTTCCAACCCGGCGACAGGTCACCGATCTCGCTGTCCTTCAGCCAAGAGAAGGTGTGAAGCTCGCGTCCAGTCGCGTTGTTCACGAAGTCGCGCGTTAGAACACGGTTTGACGGGTGTCCGCAGTTGTAGAGGATGACGGATGACCAGTTCTTCCGTGGGTACGGCTTTTGGACCTGACCATCCATCTTGATCTGGTTTTGCGGCATGTGGATCTGCTTCACGACCATGACCGCGTACTTGTCGTCCGCCTCCTTCACGAGGCTGCCGATGTCGTCAAGCCAAAGGACATCGCAGTCCGTGAACAACGCCCATCCCTTGTATCCCTGAAGATGCGGGACGAGGAACCTCGTGAACGCAAACTCCGTGGAGAACGGCAGCTTGTCGATCATGTCGAACATCTGCCCAGTCATGGGGTCTACGCCCCAACTGCGCGTGAACACTCCTGCGCTGCGGAGTTCCTTGTGGCGCAAGGCCCGCACATGAAGGGGGATGCTGCTCTTTCGCTGGCAGGAGAACGAACAGACATCGTATGCGTCCGGCTCCCTGCCATCGAAACCTATCCAGTAGGTAAAGGGATCACCGTCCATCATGGCCTCCGTCGAAATGCACCATCACCAGCGCATCTCCCATGAAGCGATGGCTGTTGATGAAGCTGGTCCACACATCTTGGCTCCAGATCGTGAGGTGAGCGTTGCGTCCATCCGGCAGCGTCTTCTTGGCCGGGAACGTCGCGATACCGAAGATCACGAAACGCTTGGCGCGGATCGTTGCGTCGAAGATCGCCCGTCGCAACTCGTCGCCTTCAAGATGCTCAAGCACGTCGAGGCAGATCACGCCATCGAATGCGTTGAACGGATTGGGTAACTTGTCGATGCCCGGCACCGCAGGGTCGTAGAGCGTCGGCCTCTCCACGCCCCACTTCTCGTGCAGCTTCAGGGAGTCGTACTGCATCCCCTTGCCGCTGCCGAAGTCAAGTATGGACTTGGCTCCATAGTCCTTGATGGCCTTGGCGACGATGTCGGACCACTTCTCGGTGCTGTGGCCGGGGAACTTGCCCTCGGCATGCATCTGCTTGTAGAGCGCAAGCGTGGTCATGCGTCCCTCCTCTTCTTGATGCAGAGTTCGTAGCCAGCAGCGTTGAGGACAGCCTCGAAGGTGACGAGCGCAGGCGAGTGTTGGTATCGCCATTGGCTCATCGTGTCGATCTGCACGCCGGACTTCTCCGACAACACCTTTAAGGTGAGCAAGGGGTTCTCGTTCACCAGTTCGTAGAACTGTCGCACCAACGGATGCATGTTTCCGTTGACCGACAGCTTCACGCAGCGACGCCCGCGACGATTGTCGGCCATCTTGCGGTAGCCCATGATGCGGGCAGGGGTCATTTCCTGCGGCATCAGCCCACGAGCCTCCGAAACACCGACCACTTCATGTAGACGCGGGGTTCGTTCTCGGGCTTGAAGGGCTCAGGGTCGATGCGGACAACCAGAACATCAGCCTGACCGAGCCAACGCTCGCCCGTGGCCCACGCATCCTTCTTGCGCTGCTTGGCCTCAACGAGGATCTGCGATCCATCCTTCAGGCGGGCCGAGACATCATGTGGGAACGCCTCGAAAGCGCCGGATCCGGGCTGCCGATGGGCATTGAGGCCAATTGCCTCAAGCTCCTTGACGATCCATTGCTCCAGACGGCGACCCTTCGCCTTGGCGGACTTGGCCTTGATCACAGCGGCACCTCTCCGTTGGCCTTCATGTGCGACAGAGCCTCGCCATTCGCCATTTCCTTGAAGTTCCACATGCGACCGGCGATCAGGCAGAAGGTCTCGTACCTCTTGGCGGCCCATTTCCCATCGTTGAGGTCACCCGTGCGGTAGGGCCAGAGCGTCCGGGGGGCCGTCATCACGGCTTCGCAACCCCTTCGCAGGGCCTCGTAGCCAAGACCCGAGTTGAACGACGCCACAACGGCCACGTTCTCCCAGAAATCGTCGGTTTTTGGGCTTTTCTGCGTCGTCACGACCATCATGCCGGGGTAGAGACGCCTCAAGGTGGCCCTCCACTCGCCATCGAAGTCTGGTGAGAGACCGTAGTGCTGCACCATGAAGGTGCTTGGCGGCTGGTAGATGACCAGTCGGCTCTTCTTGAGCGCCCGCTTTGGCTCCAGCTTGAGCAAGCCCTTCTTCTGGAGTGCCGCCAGACGCGGAGCATCGATCTCGACGGTCTTCTTGGGCTCGTTGGCTTGGTGGTTGAGCGAGAAACGAAAGTACCCACCCCTGCCGTTCAGGTCCTCGGTGCGACCAAAGAAGGCATGGTCCACATGGACGTAGGATTTCCACTCTTCCTCGGCCTTGCGGTACATCTCCGCGCCTCCGTGGAGGATGCCGTAGTGCAGGTTGACCTCGGCAAGAGGGTCTCCATGGCGAGCGTAGTCCGCCCCGTGCATCCAGTTGCGAGCAAGGTTCTCGCCAAGCTGGTGCGGCGCGTTGGTCGGCGCAAAGAACTTGCGGCTCATGCTGGCCTCTTGAACCTTACGTCCTCGTAGCGTTGTCCCTTCATCAGCCTTCCCCAGACTTCTGGTTTGTCGAAGGTCGTCGGGGCGTACCCGTTGACCGTTTCGTACACCGCAATAACGCCACGAATGCGCGAACGCCCCGTGGCGACGCGGATGATCATCTCGCGGACAAGCATGTTGTTGATGACCGTGGCGATGGCGTCCCGATCCATGTCAGGAAGCGCGTCGCATACGGACTCTACGGTCCACTCCCCGGGCAAGCCGAGGATGTGGTTGCGGATCTTCGCAGATACGTCGCCGCGCACTCAGCCCCTCCTTGTGCGAACAGCGTATGGGTCTCTTGCAATCGAGCCGCCCGAGAGTTCCCGGGCAAGTTCGAGCATCTCCTCTTTATGCCTGTCGTCTTCCGTTGTCACGCGGGAATGTGCGGACAAGGCAAAGGCCACCTCGTCATACACATGGTCCTCCTGCCTCCGAGTAGCCGGGCCCTTGTCCGGCTCAAGTTCGTCAAGAGTCAGACCGGGGCAGGTCCGCCAGAAGTGACGGCAGTCGTTCGTCACAAAGAAAGTCGGATTCCACTTACCCTCCGCATCCTCCTCACCGATGAGGTGCTGCACAACCGTTGTATAGTTTGCTTTCCTGTCGCGTCGCCCTTGGCGCAGAATAAACCTGCCGGATGTGGCAGACCGCATGTTCTCTTGTGGCGAGGGGCCGTCCTGACTGGCCCACATCTGCGGATCTGCGACTCGGAAGTCCATCGGAGGCAGCCCCATGTCGGCCTCCATGCGGAGTACCTCCTTGGCGACCGCACCGGCAGACATCCTCGCCCCCATGTCCGCCTCTCCATTCCACCCATACCACTCCGCAAAGCGGATCTTGGCCCCCGGAGGCAGGTACACCTGAGGGAACCCGTCCTTGGCCTTCAGAACTGCTCCCTCCGATATGCAGTACCATCCGATGGAGAAGGGCTTGGCTGTGCCCCAGTCCATAGCCATGAAGTGGGTCCAATGGCGTGGTGGGGTGAAGCCGCGAACGAGATGCTTGCCTCGGTCGAGCATGGATAGGGCTGCTCCCGAAACCACATCCCAGTCGCCGTCCCGTAGTGCCTTGGCCCGCTCTGGGGACAGGGCGGTGAAAGATCCCTCATAGCTCTCCACATCCAGATGGGGGTTGTCGTCCATCCGGGCCGGTATGTAGATGCTCCGCCAGCCCGGCGAGTTCTTCGTCTTGGTCGTCTTGTCGTGGAAGAAGTGCATCGGCGGGGCCTGCTCGATGAAAATGTCCCTGAGCAGGTTGTGGGACGGGCCGCCGGGATTGCTGCCGATGACAATGCGCGGGAATACCTCGTCCTGCGCGGCCTTGTAGCGGCCAAGACGCACGCGGGTACGCAGGAACTTGACCTGATCGGGCAGGAACAGGGCACCCTCGTCGATGCCCAGCCAATGCATCTCCGCGCCCTGATATTTGAAGATGTCCGCCAGATCTTCCGCAAAGCAGAACTGGAGGAACGCCCCGTTGTAGAACGTGAGCTTCCGATCCGTCTCCTTCCACACCGCCACCTCTGGAGGGATCGCCATCTGCTGGATGGGGATCAGGTGGTTGTCCTTCAGTTCCGGGTAGGTCCGGCGGAAGAGATACGCCTGTAGGCCCGGATTTTGCAGGCAGGAGATGATGCCATCCATCCTGATGGCATGGCTCTTGCCCCCGCCAGCAGCACCCCCGTAGAGGACCTGCCTAGCCTTTACCGCGTGGAAGATCCTCTGCTTCTCGGATGGCTGGTAGCCCAGCGACCATTGTGGCATTCGCGCTCTCCGTCACATCGATGACTCCGGCAAGGGCATCCTTGTCGTCCCGGCTCACCATGATCTCGATGGTGAGCTTGTCATCCTTCCCGACGGCCTCCTGCTTGAACTCAGCCTTCGCGATCCCGCGCTCCAGCAGCCAAGCCGCCGCACGCCAGTCGCGATCCTCCATGATCTTCTTCACAAGGGGTGCCGCCGAGAGGGCACGCGCCTTGCGGAACAACGTCTCCAGCCGAGGCTCCGCGTTCCGGTACTTCTGAAGCACCCGATCCGTCATCCCCGCCGCCTCGGCAGCCAAGGTGACAGGCATCCCGCTGGCAATGTTGTGCAGCGCCTCCGCCACATCCGTCAGGGGAAAAGACCTCACATCCCACTTGGGATCCTCAATCTCCGAGATGGTCTCCACCCAAGAATGCACCGAACTCACCCTCCCCTCCCTCCCAATGGCCGGCAAGTCAGGCCGACCCGGGGGAGCAGAAGCATTCGGCCTCCGAACCGCCAAGGCCTCCTCACGCTTCCGCATGTCCCACTCCGCAGACTTCTTCGCAATCGTCCTCGCATTCACAGGATGCCTGCGAGCAATCCACCCCAGAGAGGCCCCAGCCTCCCACAAGGTGCGGATCTCCTCCCAGTCCACAAACGTGTCACCGGGCGGGTGCGGAACTCCACTCTCTACGGCATAGGGCATACCCCACAGTATTTTTTTTCTGGTTTGGCGACAAGTCGATTGGTGGCGGGCGTGGGGACATGGCCTTTGCGGCCGTTAGCCAAAAGCCAAAAGACCCAAGCCGGGGGGTCGCCTTCGCGCGC